CTGCTGCTTCGCCTGTTCCTGCGCCTGAAGCTGACCTTGCGCCTGGATGAAGTAGGGAAGCGCGCCCACATTGAAACCGGCCATCATTCCTCCCTACATCGTGAAGCCATACGAATTCCCGCCGCCGCTATAGTACGGACTGGAGTTGAACGCCCCGGAGAAGTCACCGCCGCTGAACGAGCCTGTCGTGCCGCTCCCGAACAGATTACCCAAGCCCTGCTGCACTTGCGGGTTATTGCCGATGGCGTTGATACCCTGAGAGGCAAGCGCGCCTGCCGCGCCTGCGCCTGCCATCTGGTTCTGGTAAGGCACGGACTGCGCCCCTTGACCGTAATTCATGTACGGAATTGCCTGACCCTGGAACCCTTGCGCCGGTCCATAAACGTTACTTTGCAGGTACTGGCCGAGAGTGCCGCCAAGCTGGCCCGGTGATGCGGCAAGGGTCTGCGCAGCCTGATACGGAACCTGCCCCGCCTGCTGGGTATATCCGGCTCCTGCTGCGCCTAACGCGCCGCCCTGTCCGCCCAGTTGGCCTGCCTGTCCGGCGGCCTGCCCGTAAGCATTCAACCCTGCGATCTGGTTCTGAAGCTGCTGTGCATTCCAGTCGATCCCAAAATTACTCAGCGCCTGATTCGCGACGCCTGCACCGGCGGCAGACGACCCCAGTCCGTACATGCTATTCGTGGCTCCGGTCTGGTCCTGCAACTGCTGTACAGAGCGATTGTAAAGCGCGCTTTGCGGATCAAGTGCGGTCTGGTAGACCTGCTGGCCGGCGTTGAGCAGACCTTGCTGTGCGCCAAAGTCCTGCCCCGCTGCGCCCTGCAACTGCTGGCCGAGCGCGCCGTACTGCGCGCCTGCGGCATTCGCGGCGTTCTGGTACCCTGGGCCGTACTGTGAGTTTGCACCGAGGCCTTGCTGCAAGGATTGCTGACCGTACCACTGCAACGGATTGGCGTTGTAAATGCCGATGTTGTTGGATTGCAGCCCCTGCCATTGCTGGTCGGCACTCTGCAAACCCGTTGGCACGTAGTACGACCCGCCGCTGTTGCCGCCAGACGTAGAAGGGCTGTTCGCTATGGAACTCGCAGTTCCTGCCACAGCCGCTGCGGCGCCGATCCATGCTGCTGGCATGCTATTCCCCTATCAAAACCGCATCGATGCTCTCACGATCCGTTTCAGTCGTGCCGTGCACACAAACCCATACTATATCCGTAAGCGCCGTGATCCGGTGCTCCACGCCCGCAGGGACGGTAATCACCGCAGGCCCCTCGAATTCGGTGACCTCTCCTGCCACTTCAGCCTGCACCTTGCCCGAACACAGAACGCTATAGTGCTCGTAGCTGTGTTTATGCGAGCCGATTACCTTTCCGGCTTCGGCTCGCATCTGGCGCATGTAGACCGCGTTACCGTCGGTCGGGAAGTAATGGACTACACCAAGGGCTTCGTCCAGTGCTTCCTGCGGAAGTTGCAGAGCGCCGATCATACCGCCGCCTTGCGCACGCGCCGCTGGTAGCGCTTCCGGTAGTCATGCACCCTCAGGCACACGCACATGACGATGTAGTCTTCGGTGCTGTTGTTCACTACGGAATGGTCTTCCGTGTTCACGAATCGATGCACGTCGCCGGGACGGTCCTCGATTGCTTCGTCTGCGTAGACGAACGCGGCACCGGGAGTCGACTGGATGCAGATATTGAACTTGTCGTAATAGTCCACGTGCCAGCCAAAATCCTTGTGCGGATGGATCTTGTGGCCGGGTTGCACGCGCCAGATGAAAATCCCGCCGATCCGTTCCGCCTCCACGCGTCGCGCAAGGTCGAAGACGATCTTACGGATCGAGGGCAGGGCGTAGAAGGCCGGATACCAGACCGCGTCGTGCTCGTCGTTGAAATGTGACCAGTCCCCGGACTTCAGGCATTCCGTCTTGTCGTTGTACCGCACCCAGATATCATCGCTGTCGTGGTGCGGACCGTTCGGCCCGAGCCGTTCCGTGTCCACGTTCCACAATTCAGGATGCTGGTGCAGTTCAAGCGCGAGCGGAAGCACGTCTACGCCCTGCGCGATTTTAAGGAAATTCTTCATTCACCGTCCTCGATGATCGCATCGTCGCCCACGGTTGAGGTGAGCGCGTTGTCACAGTGGTTGGCCTGGCACCAGTCCAGAAATCGGCAAAGCGCGCATCCCCACTTGCGGCCTGCGTTGCGCGCCTTGGCTGCGCGCTCGCTGATCGTCTCGTTTGGCGAGCCGCCGGTGAGCGTGTTGCCTGACTCGTCCGCGAGTAGCAGCAGATTCAACAGGAAGCGCTTAAGGATGCTCATTTGCTGTTCACCGTCTGCCATGCGTGCATACCGCCAAGCCCCAGCATGCCGAGCGTGAGCGTGGACAACTGGCCCAAGTCCATCGGCGGCAGGTTGAGCGGGTGGCCGACGGCCACGGAAACGGCATTGGAAACCGGCTCCGCGAAGAAGTTCCAGAAGTAGCCCAGCACGCAGACCCAGCCGAGGCCGCCGCGCCAGTGTTCCAGCGGGTCGGCGTTCGCGGCTTCCGCCTGGTTGATTGCCATCTGCCCTTGAACCATGGACAGAACGGCGGCCAGCTGCTGCTGTTCCTGGGCGGATTTATCCGGCCATACTTTGCCGACAATCGTTGTTGCGAGGTCGAGCCCTGCTGTGATCGGATCAAGTGCCATCGCCATCTCCCAATACTTTCTGGCAGGACGCGTAAAGCGCCAGCCGGTCTGCAAGCCCGTTCAGCCCGCCATTGATCCTGCGGGTGATCGTGTTGAAGTCGCCGATATCCGCCAGGGCGTTCAGGCTATGTGAATTCCAGAACCATGCCGCCGATTGCGCGGCGTTGCCCGGAGCTTCGAGCAGTTCAGGCGAAACCGTAAGAGGCAGATTCAGCGCTGCGCCGCACGTCGAGTAGTTCGCCCTTCCCGTGACCTGGATCAGGCCACGGCCACGGAACTTGAACCCGTCGCCCGGTTCGGTGTTGCCGAGGTCGGCACGGCCCTCATAGCCTTCCTGCGTCGGCGTCGGGCCCCACAGTTCGCGCACGTAGATCAGGCCGCCGGATTCGTGGCCGATCTGTGCGAGGAACGCAGCCTGACGCGCTGGCGAATCGATCGCATAAAGAGCCATCGACGCAGATAGCGGGTCAGCCCACGTCTGCGCGCGGGCAAGCGGGATGCCAAGAGCGGAAGCGAGCGTTTCAGGCGTCACAGCTTGCCCACCATCGTCAGGATCTCCGTGACCTTGACTTCCGTCGTCTTGCTCGCGTCTTCAATAATGGTCGTCATCGGTGCGGCAAGCGCTTCAACTGCCGTGGCCTTGGTGTGCAGGCCGACAAGCGCCTCCAGCTTTTCCGGAACCGACTTCACATCGTTGATGATGGCGTTGAATTCTGCTTCGAGTGCTGCGAACATGATCTACTCCTAGTTGAAAAACTTCTTGAATCCGCCGGCTGCGCCGTAAGCGGCCAGCCACAGCATGAGGTAAAAACAGGCTTTCCATGCCAGCCCTAAAACACCCCGCCCGATGTTGATCTGGAAGCGCTGTGCGGCTCTGCGCTCCAGTTCATCAACGATGGCTTTCACGTCGCTTTCGGTAAGCGTTCTGTCTGACATTGTTCATCCCCGATACGCTTTGCCGCTTCGCGCTGCCCGAGCGCCACGGCGTTGTTGAGTTGGTCCTGCCGCTGCACTACTTCATTGCGCATCGACTCCACTGCCGCCTGCACGCCGCGCGTCTGCCGGGAGCCCTCCACGAACAGAACAGGCATCCACGCGATGGCGCATCCGTACTGGTCGGTGGAAGCGCCATTCTGAGGGTGCATCATCGTCACATGCGTGTACATCATGCACGCATGCTCGATACACGCTTTTTTAAGGAAAGGGCACAACGATTGGCTCACGACTTGACTCCAATACAGAAGTCTGCGTATTTTACCTGCGGCGTGGTAATAGTCGGCGTAATGGCAGATCCTGAGCCCACGGGGTTGGTCGTCGTGATGTTGGTGAGCGCGGCGTTGATGCTCAGCCCGGTAGTAGCCGGCTGGGTGTTCGTACTGCCGGACTGCACGAACACCGTCGATGACCCCGCCGACGCCTGGAAGGTGTACGAGCCGGGAGTGATCGCGTGCACGTGCCCCGGATCACTCGTACCGTGCGTGTGGCCGGGGTCCGGAATCGTATGGCTGTGCGAAGGAATCTGGCTGATATTGAGCGCGAACGGGTTCAGGCTGATAAGACCGCCGAAGTTCCACGTTGACCAGTTCGTAACACCGCCCGTAGATCCCGCCGTGCCAGTGTTGACCCGCATCGAGCAATCCGTGAACGCCGCGCTGGAGTCTACTGTCCATCCAGTCGGTGGCGAAGCCTGCTGGAACGCAACGCGCGTGCCGGACGGAGCGGTGAGCGTGCCTGTCGGAGTGCCGTTTGCATTCACCTGGTTGACGATGTAGTTGAAATCCGCCATCACCTGTGAGGCATCCGCCGTCGTGCCGTTCATCAGTATGTTAGGTAGGGTTCCGATAATCGGCATGTTAGCTCCGGTTCGTGTAGCCGGTATCGGCGTACCGTGCAAAGAACGTTCCGATTGAAACGCTCTGCGAAGAAGTTACTGTCACATCGATCGACATTTTCTGCAAAACGAGCGGAATCGACCAAGGGATATTGTAAACCTTCGGGATATCCGAAGCCGAAGCCCAAAGGAAGGTGCCCCAAATCCCGGTCCCCCAAAACGTGCCCGCCGCCGGAGTCAGCACGAAGGTTGAGTTGATCGTGTTGTACGCGCCGTCCAGCGCGGTGATATTGTAGTTGGTCGAAAGCCCCGAGGACGAAAGTTCAATCGTAGACTCGACCACCTGCACCTGAGCCATGTGCCCGGTTTTCGGGAACGAAGACGAGCGCAAGTGGCCCATCAAATTCGTTCCAGCGTCGTTGTAGACACTGGTCGGGCCGGGGATACTCTGGCTCTCGTACAGCGCCGCACCCGTCGCGCTTCCCGACAGGATGAAATTGTTCCCGAAATTCGAGGCGCAATCGTAGGTGAATGTGTGCGGGCCGGTCCAGCGTTTGCGCCGGATGTCGTACCAGTAGTCGTTCGTTCCGGTCACGCCCTGCACGAGCGTCGCTACGCACACGCGGTAGATGTTTCCTGAGAAGGAAGCCGCGATTCGCGAAGGCGTTGTGGCGTTCTGGAACGGAACCTGCACGTCGGCCACGCCATCATTGCCCGGGCTATGTGACAGGGGCGACAGGGTGCCGAGGAAGTTCAGCACATACGGCGCGTCCACGCCGACGAACACGATCCCGAACGGAACCTGCGTCACGCTGCGCGGTGCGTTACACCCTGTGGTTAGCGAAATGTAATTCAGCGCGAGATTATTCGTGGCTGAATCGCCGGTGATCTGCCAGACGCTCGAGCCTTTGAACACGATCAGCGCGCCGGTCACACCGGACGATGTTGTCTGGACCGGCAGACCGGACTGCGCGGTGATCGGCGTCGTGTCGCCCAGCGTCACCGACTGCGTGGCATTCGTGCGCGTCGTCGGCGCGAGTACGTCGCTGAAGTAATCGACGTTCTGGTACGCGAAGTAGGCCCGGTTGTTGAAGTTCGCCACGCTCGTCGGCACACCAGGGAGCGGGTTCGTTGCCGTATTGGTCGAACTCCATGCAGGTGTTGCGGGCGTCGAGATATCGATCACACCGAAATAGTTGGAGCCCACGCCGTTAAACCCAGGGTGCGTAACGATAATCTTGGTGCTGATCACCGCCATCGTCGGTGGCGTCCACGCGGAAGCCGGGTTCGAAACGGGGGAAGTCGGCGTATTGCCCGCCGTCACTCCGCTGATCGTAATAAACGCCTGCGCAACCAGATCGTACGCGAACGGCTCGTCGTGGCCTGCGTTCCGTGCCGTGGACACCATGCCGTACACCACGGTTCCGATGGTGATCTGCACGGACACGAAAGTAGGTGTCGTGAAGCCTGCGAACACGGTAAGCGCGGTTCCCACGCCAGGGCGCGACACTACCAGTTCGGGATTGGCCTGATCGAAAACGAGATTTTGGAGCGACTGGCACGCGCCGGGGAAGGCGTCCGTTGCGTCGAACGCATCGCAGATCCCTTTGGGCGTGAAGCGTACCGGGATTCCGTTGCGGATTGCCATTCTAGAATTCTCCTGTTATAGTGGGACAGACAAACAAGGAGAAAGGCATGCCGGCAAAACGTGACCCCGAGGTACGGTTTTTCGAAAAGATCGAGCGCATCCCTGAAAGTGGATGCTGGATCTGGATGGCTTCGCTTGATGCGTACGGGTACGGCGCGCTAGGTGTCAAAGGTCGTCCGGCCAAGGCGCACCGTTTTTCATGGGAGTTCCACCACGGGCATCCCGGAGCGTGGCACGTGCTGCACCGTTGCGATATACCGTGCTGTGTTAATCCTAGCCATCTGTTCCTTGGCGTGCATGAAGTCAACATGGCCGACATGAA